CTCCTAGATGTTCAAGTTCGTGTCTATCCAGTGTAAATAACTCAGTATGGAAATCAGTATCCCCAATTGTAGATGCACTAGAATTAATAATGAATTTATCTTCTGTTAAATATTTAGTACGGGGTCTATTCTGAATTGGGTCAAAATAATATTTACGGTAAGCATTACCCGTTAAAGCATATCTCAAAGACATTTTTTCAGTATCAGCAATAAACTCTTTCATCTGATAGAGATATTGATAATCCATATAATTTCTTACACGATTACTAGTTGCTAAAGTTTCTTCATTGCTTTCTGTGATTAGGTAAGTGTCTACTAAACCTTTACCTGAGAATATTTCCCCCATAATTTTCGCCTGAGTTTTTAGGGCTGACTCCAAAATCAAAGGGTGGGTGATGGGGGAGGCACCGGGAAAAGGGTCGTCTAATTCTTCAATAGTTAAACCTAATTTACTTAATCCTAAATTAATTCCTTCAAAGAAATCAGAATTAGAAGTTAAATCTTCTTGATATCTTTCTTGACAAAACTGTTGGATTTTAATAATAGTTTCATCATCGAGGAAAGCAGCTAGGTTAGCATTATGTTCGTTAGAATCTACATCTGCTTCAAGTTCTTCATCTTCTCTTTCGGAAAAGATAACTTCGATATTGCCATCGTCATCAGCGGGAAATAGTTCTATATCGAGTTCCTCATCTGGAGTCTCGAAATCTTTTTCTATAAGTTTGGATAATTCGTCAGCCATAGTGATTAGTATATCATTTAATATCTTGGATAGCTACTCGTTCTACCCCCGAAGGTAGCTTGATGTATAAGAGCCGCCGCCGATATAAAAATCGTCCTCTTCTTCCTCTTCTACTTCCTGATATAAGTAATCTTGGTCTGTTAATACGTTATTATCCCGGCAGAAAAGGAGGAATTGTGAAAATGCATCAGGAACATCATCATGGTTACCTCCGGGAAATGTACATATTTCGGTTATAAAGTCTGTTGATTTAGTACAAACAGCAGCATCATCTTCTGGCATAGGCACCCAGATAATTCCACTCTTAACAAGAGGGGCAGCAGCCTGCATCCTCATAATTTTATCTTTTTCAGTCTTCCATCCATATACAGGAAGCCCCCTTTTTTGTAAATCGGGAACAAGGGATAAACCAGAAGAGCGTTCTTCAATAATAATTATATCTACTTTATCTTGTCTATACATATCCATAAATAAATTAACAAGTTCTGGATAGTCCCATTTACCTTTTTTAGAATTTAATAAGATGGCATGAGTTTTATAGATAGAATTTGGTGAATCATGGTCTTGATAATTAAATAAACCCCATAATTGATATGCAGTAAAATCGCTTTGAGTCCCTTTTGTATACGCGGTATCTGCGGTTACTATATAGGTGTGGCAATCCGGAGATGCTTCTTCTGTCCAATGTTTAAAATCGGAAGGATTAATCATTTGTCCTGATTCTGGAGTCGGATTTTGCATATAGACAGCATTCCACCGAGGCATATTGTTAATAAAAGAGGCGCGTAGCATCTCTAGTTTATTAGTTGGGTGAAATTCTGGCCAAAAGGAGGAATCTTTAACTAAATACCCTTCCGGGTCCCCCTCTTCTCGTAGATACTCGGAAGCTTCTTCATCTAAAAGAGCGGGAATCTTGATAATTTTCCACGGACTACCTGAATTTCTATCTTCTTTTTCTAAATAATCGAATAAATCGCCTTGTGTCCATCTTGTTCCTACTTGAAGTTCAGCACAATCGGGTGTCATTAACAAACGAGACCTTAGGTTGGGCATATATTGGCCTACCATACGCATACGTATAGGCTTAGAAAGAGCATCTTCTTCAACTAAAGCATCATCGCAGATAACAATATGACCACGACGACCAGCTATTTTGGCTTCGAGTGACGTACATACCATTTCACCACCTACTTTTGTTAGGAAACGGCCTGCTGTTTGTTTATCCTCTCTTAATTCTGTAGAAGGAAAGATAACTTTAAATTCAGGAGAACGGACAATATCACGTATTTTGGCTCCGAACTCGTCTCTGGCGAACTCAATACCATGTCCAACAAGAATAATTCTGATTTTCGGCCATCTTCCTAATAACCAAGAAGGGAAAAGCCTAGAACATAATTCCGACTTCATACCACCGGGGGGTAAAGAAATCATTTTTCTTGGAGTAAGTCCTGTTTTTCTCCAAATATTTTCTCCTAATTCTTGTAGTTCTTGGCAGATTCTTTGAATATGTCTTCCAGTTTGAAAACCTTCAATACGAGTAGGCCCCATTAAGAGCACATAATGATAAAAGCTTTCTCTAGCCATAGAAATGGCTTCATTTTCTAAAAACTTTGTTATTTCATCGACTGCTTCTTTTGGGAGTTCTTCAAGGTTTACACCTGAAATAAATTCTAAATATTCTTCTTTAGTTTGAAACACTTTTAGATTTCTTCTCTAACCACTTTTTTTCTTTATTTTAATGGGGTTCTCCTTAAAATAGAATACGCTATTATAAAATAATTTGTCAAATTAATTTAAAAGGAGAGAAATATATTTACTATAGTATAGTTAACTACTGACGCGAGAGACAATCTGTATAGAAACACTTAAGTAATACTGAAGAGTTTTATCAGAAGGGAGGATTATACTGAGTAATTTATAGTGAAGTCTTTTTATTTGTCTGTCTCACCCTTTTAAGCGCTCACCCCTTTGAAGGGGATTCGCTTTAAGGAGTATGTGGGTATTGGTATGGAATAATTGAAAAACTAGTTACTCGAAGAATTAATCACTGATGTAGTTCAGTAGAGAACGTATTAAATGAGAAAGCTGAAAGTTATAAGAGAATTAAGTTGATTAACTGAGTCAAAGAGTTTATAGATATCTACTCACTGATAGTCAATCTCATAGATAGTCTATATCATAGTAGGAATGTATATATAGTGTATCACATACTTTTTGGAATTAGGGTGTTTTTAGTACTTAACTAATTGAAATTACAGGTATAAAAAAAGACTTGACAGCTTTTTTGAAAATAGGTGATTTTTGCTAATTTCTCGGATATTTAGTTAACTTTATTAGGGTCTTTTGGTACTAAATCAGTTTGAATAAGAGAGGAAAGACGCTTAGCTGATTTAGCCCATTCTTCCTCTTCTTCCCCACGGAATAATCCCTTCACTTCTAATTGTTGTTTAACAACGTAAGCTTCAGCACCATTAATCTTATCTATCTGCTTTTGGGCTTCAATGGCTACTTTAATCTCACCTTGTTCCATAGCATTGTTATAGATTTCATTCCATCTAATTAAGGATTCTTGTGGGTCTACCAGTTTAGCAGCATAGGCTCTTTCTGTTTTAAGCTCTTCAATCCTTTCTTTGATATGAGGCATTTGCATTAATTCGTATCCTCTTTGACGGGGGTTAGAATCGTTAGGGTAAGCAATACGAGCTGAATCAGTTTGGTTACGACCATCTGCTCTTAACTTACAAAAGTATTCTTGTTCATCAGAATTAACCAATGCCCTCCCCCTTTTATTTACAGGTTTTAAAGAAGCCTTCAAAGTAGCTTTAGTTTTCTCTAGGCCGTAAACCTTCTTTTCTGTGTTAGAGGATTTCAGCGCCGGAGAAAGCTGTTTACTTTCTTCCTTATCATCCTCAAGGATTTTCTTTTCATCGCCATCAGTGAGCTTTATTTGGCCTTCTAGGGCTATATTTTCGTTATCTTTATCCATACAACTATTGTAAAGGATAGTAAGGGGTTAATACAAGTATGTTTTAGGTATGTATTCCTATTATAGGTATAGGTGGGTTTGAACCCAAATGAAAAAATTGTCCGATTGTGGGGAGTGCTACATATACTATATAACAAGCCCCCCTCTTTTTCTCCCCTCCCCCTCCTGTTTAACATATATATGATAACCTTTCCATAATTATTCGAGTGACTTATGTAAATCTATGACGTAGTTATGACAATGGTATAGATATACTATAGCTATGCGTTCTT